ACGAACACCGACTTGCCGTTCGCGCCCGTGCCGTACAGGAAGAACAGCGCATGTTCCTGCGTCGAGCCGGTGAGCGTGTAGCCCGCCATCCGTTGCAGGTAGGCTTGCAGCTCGGCGTCGTCGCCAGTGGCTTCGGCGAGGAACTGCCGCCAGATCGGGCAGTCGCCGCCAGGTGTGGCCGTGGTGACCTTGGTCATCCTGTCGGCGCGGTCGTGTGGACGCTGCCGGCCGGTCTTGAGATCGACCACTCCGCCGGGCGTGTTGAGCAGCCACGGGTCGGCATCCCATTCGGCGGTGGTGGCCGCGTGCCTGCGATCCGCGCGCGCCAGCCGTTCCACGCCGCCGACCGTGCCCGAGCTGGCCAGCTTGGCGGCGATCTTGGGGTTGTCGGCGTGGATGGCGGCGTGACGGCAGACGCTGCGGATCAGGTCGGTGGCTGCGAGCGTGTCCTCGGGGCGCCAGCGATGCCCGTCCCATACCAGCCAACGTCCCCACGCGGCGACGTAGCGCCAGTCGCGGTGGTAGCGCCGGGTGAAGGCCAGCGCCAGCGCATCCTCCGTGCCCCACACCGATTCGTCGCTGCTGACCACCGGCTCGGCATCGTCGGCGACGTCGTGCATCTGGAGACGCGGGCCGTGGGTGAGAAAGGCCGCGACGTCGAAGCCCTCCACCACGGCGTCCGCCGCGTCCCAGCCGTCCACCGCTTCTTCGGGTGGATACAGGATGTGGCAGGTCTTCGCGCCCGCCGACAGGATGGCCTGCGCCGCTTGCGTCGCGTACTCCCAGCCGGGTTTGTCGCGGTCGGGCCAGATCAGCACAGCCTTGCCCGCCAGCGGCGACCAGTCGGTTTTCTCGACCGGCGCGTTGGCACCGTGCATCGCCGTGGTGGCGACGATGCCCGCGTCGATCAGTGCTTGCGCGCATTTTTCGCCCTCGACCAAGACCACCTGCATGGCGCTGGTCACGCCCGGCTGGTTGTAGAGCGGTCGCGGATCGGGCGGGGCCATCTTGCGGCGGCGCGCGTCCCACGGACGAAACTCCTTCTTCCGTCCGGGCGGGTCGTAGCGGTAGACGACCGCGATCAGCTTGCCGGAGGCGTCGAGGTAGTCCCACTTCGCGGTGGCCGGGCCGAGGTCGTCGACTGGCGCTTCCTTCTTGCTCTTGCGCGCCGGCGCCGCCGGAGCGCGTCCGAGCAGTTCGGTTGTGGCGTCGAGCACGCGCGGGAAATCGGTGTGGGCGTCGATGCCGAGGTGCGCGGCGATCAGCGTGAAGATGTCGCCACCGTCGCCGGTGGCGCGATCCGTCCACAGGCCCGCCTTGCCGCCGTCGAGCACGATCTCCAGGCTGTCGCCCGGACTGCCGAGCACGTCGCCGACGAGAAACTTGCCGCCGCGCTTCTTGCCCGCGGGAAACAGCGCGGCCAGCACCGATTCCAGCCGGGCGAGCAGTTCGGCGCGGATCGCTTCGCGTTCGGCGTCGAGGTCACGAGGAACGGGCGGTTGCGTGTCGTTGAAGTCAAGCATCCACAGCCTCCTCTCCGCAGGACTGCTGCGCGACGATCCACGCTTCCAATTCGTTGGGCTTGAAGCGAACGAGCTTGCCGACGCGGTAATGTGGAATGCGGCGCTGCCGGCGTTCCTTGGCCTGCGAGAGCCAGTAGGTCGGCAGGTTGAACATCAGCGCCGCCTGGCGCGCGTCGATCAGTTGTTCGCCGAGCACCTGATTCAATGGCGTGTGGTTCATGTCGTTGTCCTCCAGCAGCGGTCTTGCCACGCGCACATGCGGCATTCGAAATGGGTGGGATCGTTGAAGCCTCGCGGCAGCAGTTCTCCAGCTTCGGTCGCCGAGATGACCCTGACCGCGCGGTCGGTCATGCGCTGAGCGAGAGCCGCGTCGAAGGGCACCAGCTCGACGTAGATTTCCATCGTGTCGGCATTGATCGCCATGAACAGCGCCGGATGCTCGTGCAATTGCAGATGCGCCTGATACAGCGCCACCTGCGCCGCGTACACCGGCTTGGCCACCGCGAGGCGGTTCTTCTCCAGCTCGCGCCACGACTTCGTGCCGAGGCACTTGTTCTCCCACAGCGCGGGATAGCGGAAGCCCTCCGGCCCGCCGACGATCACGCCATCGACGTGACCGCGCAGCCGACCGTGCGCGTCGGAGAAGCCAAACTGCCCGCCATCGGGCTTGCGCGTGCGCAGATCGAAACCCGCGTCGCGAAGCCACGTCACCATGCAGTCCTCCATGACGTGGCCGCGCTCGAAGATGCGCAGCATCCGCCCGCTGGTGTCGCGCCCATGATCGACCGGCGCCTTGGCGTACTCGAACTGCAAGGCGCGCTCGCAGGCCGCGCCCAGGCGCGACGCGCCGAGGTAGTCGCGCGCGGGCTGCTGCGCGCGAACGCACTGCATCCCGACATCGACTAGCGCGGTGACCTGACCCGAGATGCTCGATGAGGAGTTGAAGTCGATCATGGCTTCTTCCCCTTCGGTTCTTCCCAAGGCAGGTCGTCCTCCAGGTCGGCGAAGGGATTGGCCATCGGGTCGTGCGTCGCAGCCATGCCGCGCACCGGCGGAAACTTGGTCGCCTCGTGGTGCTCGACCATCGCCTCCGTGTAGCAGGTGACGATGGCGTCGATAACGGAGAGCGCCTCCGCTTCCGAGTAGTCGCCCAGGGGTTTGCCGAAGCCGATCTCGCCCGACGCCTCGCCGAAGGCCTTGAGGCATTTGCGCATCGCGCCCAGCTCGACATCAGACGGATCGATCATGGCGACCTCCCCGATCCCGACACCGCCTTCCTTCGCGCGCGTCCAGTTGCCGTAGAGCATGTGGAAGGCGTCCTGACAGCGGCGCGAGCAGAACACCCAGTCGATCACGTAGCGGCGCGGATCGGCGGTCTTGAACCGGCCATCGGTATGGCCGTAACCGCGCGCCTGTCGTTTGCAGACCCAGCATTTCATCCGCCTCCCTCACTGCGCCCAGGCGGGCTTGCCGGTCACCGGCGCGCGCTGCGGCGCGGGCGTGGTGGCTGCATGGGGAGGCGTGGCTTGCGCCAGAGCGCCCGAGGCGCCGCCACCGGTCTTGGCCTTGGGCGGCACGCCCATGAGCTTGGCGTACTCGGGGTGGTCGGGTTCGACCGCGAGCTTGATTACGTTGCGATCCAGACCCTTGGCGTCCTTCTCGATATCCACGCGGGCGAGGAACTCGATGCCATCCAGTTCGTGGAAGCCCTGGATGCGGCGCGCGGTGGCGGCCTGCGGGCTGTTGTCTTGCGGATGGACGTTGCGCGCGCTGTTGAGCGCGGCGCGGATGAAGCTGCGCCCCATCTGGCCCCAGGTCGGGCCCTTCTTCGAGTGCAGGCCGATGTTCGACCACATCTTGCGTTTGGCATGCTCGCCGCCGGTGACAACGAACTCGGCGGCCAGGTAGATCGCGCCGGTGTCGAAGGATTCGGTGGCGTAGCCGCCGCCCCAGCCTTGTGCCGGATCGTCGTGGCCACCGGGCTTGATGGTCATGCGCACCGGCACCAGCGTGCCCTTGGGGATGAGGTCGAAGCCCTGTTGCTGTTCGGCGTCGTTGAAGTCGTTCCAGTTCTGCGTGGTCATGGCGATTACTCCTGAGATTGGTGGGATGCGGGAATGGCGGAATGAGCGGCGGCGCCGGCGGACATGGCGGCGCCCGCGCACTTGGCGATCAGCGCGCCGAGATCGGGCGGTTCGAGCAGGTCGAGACGACCGCTGCGGTCTTTGGCCGGGTAGCCGTAGGGGTTGACGGTGTGGGTGACGAAGGCGCGGTAGGCGCTGCCGTCCTCGGCCTTGATCTCGGCCAGCGTCACGACCTCGTCGACGATGCCGGGCAGTTCGAGGCTGGTCTTGCTGCCCTCGATCTGCGGCACGAACACCTTGCGGTTGTAGTCGTCGAGCCGCTCGTCGAGGATGGCGACAAACACCACGTTCTTGCCGCGCGCGTGTTGCAGGTGGGTCAAGGCGCCGACCATCTCCTGGCCGAGCAGCCCGTAGGCGGCGCGCAGGTCGGGTTTGCCGGAACGCTCACTGACCGCGCCCGGCTGCGTCTTGCACCACGCGAAGCACTGGCGCGAGAGCTGCGTGATCGAGTCGAGGAAGAAGGTCTGGTAGCGGTCGAGCTGCGCCGGATCGCCGAACTTCTCGACGACGTGGTCGTAGTGCGCCTGCGAGAACGCGGCCTCCGGCGGCAGGGACTTGTCCGGCCCGGCGAGGAACACGAAGAAGTCGCGCGACTCCGGCCACGACGCCGGGCGGATGGTGTCGCCGGGCCAGTCGTCCACGGCCAGGTCGCCCGCTTCGATGTCGAGGAACAGCGTGGTGGCCGGGTCGAGGTCTTTGAGCCGGGTGGTCTTGCCGATGCCGGACTTGCCGAGCATCAGGAGCTTGACGCCCTTGCGCTCGGCCATGCGCTGCTGCGCGGAGATGATCGGGAGGGACATCACGCCACCTCCTTCAACTGCTCGGCGACGGTGGGATTCCAGAGAATCTGGTAGCCGCTGTGGCCGTTGCGCGAGTACGGCATGGCCTCGGCCCACGCTTCGCCGGCTTCGGTCAGCTCCCATTCGTCGCGGTCGTTGCGGAACTGGAAGTCGTGCGATGCCAGCAACTGGTTCGTGGCCTTGGCCGAGCGGTTGAGCAGCTTGCCGAGCTGGGTGGCGTTGAGCGAGCAGATCGGCTCGTTGGCGGCAGCGCTTTTGGCTGGAAGGGCGCGGCGCAGCACCTCGGTGGTGAGGCCCGTGTTCTCCTGAATGCAGGTCAACGTCGCCGCCATCGCAATACCGGTCTTGACGCCCGGCACCTTGGCGACAGCCTCTCCGATCAGCAGGATCGCGCTCACCCGGTCGTGGGTCGGCGCGGGCAAGGCAGCGAGCGCGCCAGAGGCGGAGTACGCGCCGGTCTTGCGGATCGCGGGCAGCACCTCGCCGGTCACCCAGCGCTTGAAGCGTTTCGCGGCGTCCTTGGTGCTGCCGAGGATCAGGGCGTAGAGGCCCGATTCGTTGACGTGGTTGGCATGCTGCGTGCGCCCGAGGTTGTCGATGACCTCCAATTTCTGGAGGTCATCGGCATCGACGTGCGACTTGATCGCCTGAGACGGATTGCCCATCTCCAACGCATCACAGACGTCGTTGGCGTTGAACCACGGCAGGCCCGCGTCGTCGACCTGCACGCGCACGGCGTACGCCTCGAACTGGAAGGGAATGATCGCGCTCATGATCAGCCCTCCCTCGCGACGTCGGCGATGCGGTCGGCGCCACGCGCGGCACGCTTGCGCACCTCGGTGTGGAGTTCCTCCAGCGCGGTGCGGCGGCGGCTGAGCGCCAGGGCCTCGGCGTTGGCGGTCTGAATGGCGAAGGCCAGTTCGTCCACCGTGGCTGCATCGAGCGCCACAACGACGTCCTGGCCATCGGCGCCGCGATAGCGGATGTCGTCGGGAAGGTGTTCGCCGTAGATGGACGGCAGCTGCTTGCGCAGCGAAGCGATGAGGCTGGTGCTCATGATCAGTGCTCCGAATCGATGGAAAGGGTGAAAGACGGCTTGCCCGGCTCGACCGTGCGAGCGGCGGCGAACTCTTGCTGGAGCGTCGGCGGCCAGTTGGTGAAGCGCGATTCGGAAACCGCCAGCTTCACGTCGATGAAGTGCTCGACCTTGTCGCCGGCGGCGACGATGTGGGCGGCGATGTCGCCGAGCTTCTTCTGATCCCAACTGACCTTCTTGGGCAGCTCGAACTTGATG